CGATCCATTCGTTATGCCGTACAACAAGGAAGATATGTATCAGGCGAAATTCACCAGATGGGTCAACCATAAGGCAATATTTAAGTCAGTGCCGTGGGAGCAGTATTCCGATGGTGTAAAAAAGCAAAACATTGATGAAAACCAGTTAAATATGTGGAGTGCCTGATATGCGTAGAATACTGCTGATGTTTGCTATAATACTTCCCGGCTGCGCGGTTGACAGCCTATGCGCCCAGAGATGGGAGTGGGAAGCAACCGGGCATGATTATGTTGGTATACCGCCAGGAGCGGATTACTGCGGAGAACCTTATGGCTAGGCCAGAGAGAGTCTTCACCGAGGAAGAGATCGCCGAGGTTGAGAGGCTTGCTCCATCATTAACGCAGCAGCAGCTCGCTGACTATTTCTGCATTAGCGTCAATACGTTAAAGGAAATCATGAAGCGGGATAAGCGCGTTTCTGATAGTTACAAGCGTGGATTGACCAGAGCCGGGATCATTATGGTTGAGAAGCTATATGACAAGGCTATGGAGGGCGATCATGCGAGCATGAAGCTCTGGCTGTCTCAGAGGATGGGATGGACAGAGAAGAGCCGTCAGGAGATCTCAGGACCAGAGGGTAGGCCGATCGAGAAGGACTACCATGTAACCATCGAGGTAGTACAACCAGGAGACTTAGACGATGCCGATTAGCATCAAGCGCATAGGTAAGCGATACAGGCTAGTGGAGCCCGATGGCACAATAGCCAAGAACGATAACGGTAAAGCGATTGATGGCGGCGGTCATAACACAAAGGAGCGGGCTGAGTCTCAGCGCAGGGCTATCGCCATCAGGAAGTCTACCGTAGAGATCGAATGAAGCTGCAGATCGCACCAAAGCTGCTGCCGGTCCTAGATGCCAAGCAGCGCTTTGTCGTTGTATACGGTGGCCGGGGAAGCGGCAAGAGCTACGGGCTCGGCTCCCTGAGCCTCCTGAAAGCTCTCAACGGGCAGAAGGTTGGAGCCTTCCGAGAGTTTCAGAACTCCATAGATGACTCCGTACACAGCCTCCTGGCTGCCCAGATAGAGTCCTACGGGCTCGATGCCTTCGAGGTCCAGAACAACCAGATACTCTTCAATGGTGAGGTAGCCTTCAAATTCAGGGGGCTGGCTCGCAACGTGGAGGCGGTCAAGTCAATGTTCGGCTTCAATCTGTTCTGGATTGAGGAAGCTCAGACAATATCCTTCGAGAGCCTCAAGGCTCTAACCCCTACGCTCCGGGAGCAGGGCAGTCAGATATGGCTGTCAGGCAACCCGAGGTCTAGCACTGACGCATTCTCCGAAAGATTCATCAAGCCGTTCGAGAAGCAACTGGAGCGCGATGGGATCTATGAGGATGATATGCACTTGGTGATCCGCATGAACTATGAGGATAACCCGTGGTTCGTGAAGACCCCACTGGAGCAGGAGAGGCTGCATGATAGGCAGAACCTGCCCAGGGCGATGTATGAACACATCTGGGAAGGTAAGCACCTAGATACGGTGCAGGACAGCATCATAGAGGCCGATTGGTTCGATGCTGCAGTGGATGCCCACAAGAAGCTCGGATGGAAGCCTGAAGGGCTCCTGATGGCTTCTCATGACCCTTCTGATGAGGGAGGGGACAGCAAGGGCTACGCTCTGCGGCATGGGAACGTCATTCTGGATGTGTGTGAGAAAGTAACAGGCGATGCCAATGAGGGCATGGATTGGGCTCTGGACAAAGCGATCGCTGCCCAAGCGGATCACTTCATCTGGGATTGTGACGGTCTGGGGATAAGCCTGAAGCGCCAGGTAGATCAGGCGCTCGATGGCAAGAAGATGGAATACCATATGTTCAAGGGCTCCGAGTCACCGTATGACCCGGAGATGCCGTACACGCTAGGCGGTAGCCAGAGGGCTAAGACCAACCGGGAGACCTTCTTCAACAAGCGAGCTCAGATGTGGTGGACGCTGCGGGATAGGTTCGAGGCAACGTACCGGGCGGTTGAGAAGGGTCAGTACATCAATCCAGAGGAGCTGATAAGCCTGTCATCTGATATTGACAACCTTGAACAATTACGCTCCGAGGTGTGCAGAATCCCACTCAAACGGGCAAATAGTGGTAAAATCCAGATTCTCAGCAAGGTAGAGATGGCGAAGAAGCCGTACTCGATACCTTCACCGAACATGGGCGATGCTCTTATGATGTCTATGCACAGCCCTAAAGTAAGCACTGTGAAGCCAGTGACTATCAACTTTGCGGGATGGAAGAATGGCAGAATATGATGATGGCAAAGAGCTAGACAGCCGGGGGGCAACGGAAGCTGATCTCTCATTCAAGGCGGAATATGATAACCATCAGGATGTCATTGATCTTCTGAGCAAGTGCCAGATGGCGGATCAAGACAACCGGGAGCGGGTGCGAGAGGCTCACTTGTTCCTAGACAAGCGGGACGGCCAGTGGGAGCCCTACTGGTGGAACTCCAACGAAGACAAGCCCAGATATACCTTCGATCAAGTAAACCCTATCGTGGATCAGGTAGCCTCTGAGATAGAGCAGAGCGACTACGATATCCGCGTGTCTCCCGCCGGCGGGAACGCCACCAAAGATATTGCTGTCACCATTGACGGGATCATCCGCAACATTGAGCAGATGTCTAATGCCAGGACCGTGTATGCCCAGGCTGCGCGGAATATGGTTATCGGCGGCATGGATGGCTGGCGGGTGGTCCAGAAGTACGTCAGCGACAATACCTTTGACCAAGACTTAGCGATTGAGCATATCGGCAACTTCGTTGACCGGGTGTGGTTCGATCCCGCGGCAGAGAACCAGGACAAGTCAGACAGCCGGTATGCCTTTGTGCTGCATCCTATGGCTAAGGATGAATATGAGGCCAGATGGCCCGAGGGCTCTGGTGAGAGCGTGGATGACAGCCGGGACGGTGAGGCTTACTACGACAAGGCCGAGGTGGTGATAGTTGGTGAGTTTCTGTATCTGGAGTCAGAGGACCGCGATCTGGTGCTGATGTCCAACGGTCAGGTGCATGAGGTCAATGATGACTTCGAGAAGGTAGTGGATGACCTGGCGGCGATTGGTGTGACCGAGGTCAAGCGCCGGAAGCGCAAGAAGCATTACGTTTGCAGCAGGTACTTTGATGCGAAAGACTTCCTTGAAGAAAAGAAGGAGACCGTATTCTCACGGATTCCAGTGGTCCCGACTTATGCCAACTTCAAGATATTCGAGAACAAGACAATCTACTGGGGTGTGGTAGAGAAGCTGCTCGATCCCCAGCGAGTGATGAACTACAGCGTATCGCGTGAGATTGAGGAAGGGGCTCTAGCGCCTAGAGCGAAGTATTGGATGACCCCTGCTCAGGCATCAGGCCATGAGGCTCAGCTTCAGACACTGAACACTAACGCTGACCCGGTTCAATTCTACAACGTGGACCCTGAAACCCCTGCGGTCCCGCAGCAGCAAGGCGGAGCCCAGATCAATCCCGGACTACGCACGATATCCGAGGCCATGCGTGGGATCATCGGTCAGACGGCGGGTATGTTCGCTGCCAGCATGGGAGACAATCCCGGACTTCAGTCAGGCGTTGCTATACGTCAACTGCAGGATCGTGGCTCCAATGGCACGTTCAAGTACAGCAAGGGTGTAGAGATCGCTGTAGCGGCCACTGGTAGGCTGATCAAGGATGCGATCCCGATGATCTACGACACTCAGCGCCAGGTCAGGATACTCCGTGAGGATGAGTCCTACGATATGGTAGACCTGAACCAGAAGGTCATTGATAACGATACCGGTGAGGTGGTGGTTGTTAATGATATGCAGGTGGGCAGCTATGACGTTACCTGCAGGGCTGGACCCAGCTTCCGCAACCGTCAGCAGGAGACCATCGAGGCCATTACCGCTCTGGCTCAGACCGATCCGACTCTGATGCAGATTGCTGGTGATCTATTGCTGCAGAACATATCTACTCCCGCGGCATCGCAGATTGCAGAGCGCAAGCGGATGCAGATGATCTCTCAGGGCTTGATCCCGCCGTCACAGATGACCGAGGAAGAGCTTCAGGAGATGCAGGCCAAGCAGATGATGCAGGCTCAGGGACAGGCTCCTGACGCTGCCATGCTGCTCGCTCAGGCAGAGCAGATGAAGGCTCAGGCCGATATGATGAAGGTCCAGATAGACGCTCAGAAGGTCCAGAACGAGACCCTGAAGATACAACTGCAGGCTCAGGACCAGCAGAACGAAGCCGTGGCGCAGCAGGCCAAGACGCAGGTTGATGTCTTCAACGCTCAGACCAATCGCATCAAGGCGCAGGTGGAGGCCGAGAAGGCGGGCGCCGTGATAGATCACACCAACATCAAGGCATTTGGCGATCAGCTAGACAACCA